TTATAAAAAGGGATAAATTAAATGCGGTTAAAGGAGAGAAGTTAACAGCTATATAGTACGATGTGATAAACCTTATTGTTCTGCCGTTGCCATCATAGAATGGGTGTAAATATCCAAATAAATAATGGAATATTGCTAACCGAACAAAAAAAGGGGCTTTGTCGCTATTCAAAAATAATAATGCTTTATCCATTTCATAGATTAACTTATCTTCTGGATAGAGACCTACATGCAAGATTTTCTGCGTTCCTGATAAGATTTCTACACTGGAGAATCTGAATATTTTCCCGTCAGGGGTATTTTTAGGGTTTTCGGCAACTACTTCGTCTAATACAAAGCTGTCATAAAACTTTCTAATATCAGCTGATGTTTTAAAATCTATTTTTTTACGACTGATAAGTTTATTGTATTTTTCTACAATGCTGTAAAAGCGTGAGGGTTTTTCGCGTTGCAGAGATTTAAGTTGAACTATAGCTTCACGTATTTCTTTACGAGAACTACGTACTCCTTCTATTTCATTACTGGACTGAATTTCCTCTACCATACAGTACTGCGTATATTGTATAAGTGCAGCTGGAGGAAGAAATTGATGCAATGATATTAGCTCAATATTTAGTTGGTAAATTGAATCCATTAATTTGACAATTTCTGGTGTATAACACAAAAAGGCATTAAATTCTTCTTTATGATTATATTCTTTAATTGTAAATTCAAAACGTTCAGTAAAGGGAGCTGAATAGCGGGTTTGATATTCTTTTTTCCATGTATTCTCGTTTTGATAATATAATTTTTTTAAAGTAGGGTAAGCCATAATAACCATCCTTTTATCAAAATTAGAAGATATTGATATGTGAAGTCTGAATATATGTCAAAATAAGCATTTTTTGATACATTGAAATAATGATTTATCAAAAATATGGATTGTTGATATCTAGCCCGTTATCTCTTTTATTTGTGCCTTTGCGCTTCAATTTCGTCAACACAAAGGTTCTTACCACAATCTTTTTCATAATGCTCTTGCTCGTGCAGGTAAGTTTTTATATTAGATTCACGTGTTAAGCGAGCATTCAAGATGAAAATTGCCTCTCCATCGATATCTTCTCTAACAAAGCCTCGAACGTCGTGAGGCAAGTCATATAAGATAGTTCTACTCATTGAGATCGCCTTCCTCTTTGGCTTTTTGGTAATCAATAAATTTCATAACTTCTTTAATGCTTTCGGGTTTTAGTTTTTTGGTAGCGTCAAATAATACCTTGTATTGAGGATTATCATAAATTTCCTGTGCCATTTTTGCTGCTTCAGGATTGAGGTAATAACAACTGTTATCTTCGGAAACGACACTTTCATTCCAACCCATAATGATGGTAGGAGATATCCTCAATACTTTTGCTAAAGCAGCGATTTTATTACGTTTCATGTTTGTTATATTTCCAGATTCCCAACGCGAAACTGTTCCTTCGCTTACGCCAACCGCTTGAGCTACGTCTTTGAGAGTCAAACCTAACTCGACACGTCTATTTTTTATCAAATCTTTAATGTCTGAAATAGTCATTGTTTCC